ACTCTGTCGTCAGCCATTCACCAACCACACTCAGGACAGGAGTGATTGACAGATGGTAGACATCCAAAACGTGAGCATTGCACAAAGCCAACTCGACGAGAACGGTCTCGTGTTCTGCTGGGAGATCAAGCAGAAGAAGTGGGTCAAGCGGTTCCCTATTGACGCCCGAGAAGGCATCGCCTGCGGTTTGATGAACTTGCAAGGGCCAGACGAAGGCCCGCATCCAAATGCAAAGCAATCCACAGCAGAAGACCACGAGGCGACGTTCGCAGCCATGTCGAAGTCATCGTTGCGTACGCTCTGCGTCAAGAATGAAGTGCAGCACGGTGGCGCAGACACCAAGACCTCGCTGATCAAGCGACTGATCAGCACCGGCATCATCCCAGAGTAGAACCTTGAGGCATCATGGCACTGACAGTTGAAACAGGAACAGGCAGTGCCACTGCGGATAGCTACATCAGCGAAGCCGATGCCATCACATACCTGGACAACCACGCAGCAAGCGGTTCGTCCAACGTCTTCACTGCTGCGGCTACTGCTGCGGCAGAGATCGCACTACGTAACGCAACGCGGACTATCGACTCGATGTTCGGGCTGCGCTTCAAGGGCGCAAGGCTACTAGGCACGCAGGCGTTGCAGTGGCCGAGGGTCGCGGTTGTCACCAACGACAACTACGCCATCGACTCAGACGCTGTGCCTGCGCTCGTCAAGAACGCGACATGCGAGTTGGCCTTGCGATTCATTGCCGACAGCGCAGGGCACGACACCAGCAGGCTGACTCCAGACCAAGACAAGCCGGGTGCGATTCTCAACGAGCGACTCAAGGCTGACGTTGTAGAGACAGATACCGAATACGCTGGCGCGTCGCAGCAGAAGCACTACAAGATTGTCAACGACATGCTTGCGCCTCTGCTGCATTCAGCTAGCAAGGTGACGCTGGCATGACCGTGCTCGACGACAAGCTGCTTCCAGCAATCAAGAGCATGGCAGCCAAGCTCGGCAAGAGCGTAACCGTCACCACCGAGGCGTTGACCTACTCGCCGACAACGGGAACGAGTAGCCGATCCACAACGTCTCACACGAGCCAGAAGCTGCTTGGACTTCGACCTGTGTCCGTCGAGTACTTGGAGAGAGGACTAGCGGAGGATGGCGATTCTCAGGCGATGTTCGCAGCTTCTGGGCTTTCGTTCACGCCTGCGCTTGGCGTGCGCGTGACGTTCGGTGGCAAGACATACACCACCACGATGGTGGACGAGATCCACAGCGGCGACAGCATCGCTGCGTACCGCGTACTGTTGAGGGTTGCATAGGATGGCTGCATTCATTGGCCCACTACTGCCGCCCCGGATTGCGCGAGCGCATCGCATTCGCAAGGGTCGGCTGTCTGCCAAGCAGTTCAACAAGGCGCTATCGGACTGGTCGCTGACGGCTATCGACGACCACGTCGAGAAGATTACGCAGTGGCTCGCATTCGAGGCACTCAGGCGCATCGTCAAGCGTACGCCAGCGGATACTGGTCGCGCTCGCGGCGGCTGGCACATCACGCTCGGCTCACCAAGTTCTGCCTCGCCAATAGCCATCGACACCAACGGCGTCAGCACGGTCAACGCAGGCCACGCGACGATCCTACAGTCGAGGCCGTTCCAGGTCATTTGGATCAACAACAACGTCGAGTACATCCGCATCCTTGAAGAAGGCGGTTTCGTGCCAACAGACCCAGGACCAAGCAAGACCGGCGGCAGCGCATCAAAGGCTGGCCGCAAAGCTCGCAAGGGTAAGGTGCTCGTCAAAGGCGGGTACTCTGTGCAGGCTCCGCAAGGCATGGTCGGCATCACGTTGCAGGAGCTAATGACGAAGGGAGTCATCAAATGACCTTGCTGGCCGCCACTTCATCTGAGCGGAGTTCTTTTCTGTCCACTCCTAAGCGACTCAGGCGGGGTGGCGGTCCAGCTTTTCCGAGGGTCTCGTGGCAATAGCTGGTCTACACGAAGCCATGCACAACACCGTGCGGACAAGGTTCAACGCGCAGTTGGTCACGGCTGGCGTCGTGTCGAGCGTGGTCTACGACAACGAGCGCGAAGCCCAACCGGCTGATGCTACGTGGATCGACTGTAGTGTGCATGACCTCGACACCGAGCTAGCTGGCAATGGCGGCAAGCAGACGTTCAGGAAGCGCGGCGAGATCCGTGCGACCGTGCGTGGTCCGCTGGGGCAAGGCGATGCTGCGAGCTTGGGCGTGTGCGATGCCGTGCGGACTGCGTTCAGCAGGACCGTCGATGGTTCGATCTACTACGGCGCGACATCCATCGGCGACTACCAACGATCCGATCAGTACTGGCAGATGATCGCATCGACGCCGTTCTACAGCGACGACATCGTTGACCGGAAGGTCAATGTCGGCAGCTGGAGCTTGTTAGACCGCGAGGCTGCATTCAACGCTGTGCGCTCACGGTTCAACACGCTGTTCGGCAGTTCTGGCAGCGTCAGCACCAACACAGTCATCTACGACAACGACCCAACGAAGCCGCCTAGCGATACGCAGTGGATTCACTTCAGCATCAACACCGGCACGACGGACATCGTTGGCGCAGGCGCAAACGCATGGGCGAGAACAGTTGGCACAGCGACAGCGATGATCTTGTCGCCGCTGGGCATAGGCGACCAGTCGTCGCTAGCACTTGCTGACTCCATCGTGCAACAGTTTCGATCACTAACCGACGCAGGCGTTGTGTACGATACGCCATACCTATTGACCGTTGGCCGCCGCAATCAATGGTGGCAAACCAACTGCAACATCCGCTTTCGACTTGAGGAGGTCGTGCTATGACTGTTACTTCTGGAATCAAGATGCTCATGAAGGTCGAGACCGCATACGGCGATGCGCCCGGCGGCGCAATGAGCGAGGTCCGCATGACCTCTGAAGACCTGTCGCCGAATCTGGAGTACACCGAAAGTTCGGCTATCCGTTCGGACGGTCAGATCACCGAGATGATCCGCACCGACGCGCAAGGCGGCGGCACCATCAACGGCGAGCTTTGCTACGATACCAACGTCTTCGATGAGTTGGCGCGTGGCGCGATGGTCAGCGCAGCGTGGAACATAATCACGCCCGTGTCCGGCACCACCATCGCGGCGGTTGCTGCAACGTCAACCGTGCCCGGAAATATCACCGACAGTGGCAACGGTCTTGCAGAGATCAAGGCTGGCACCTGGATCAAGGTATCGGGTTTCACTGGCACCACAGCCAACAACAACATCTTCAAGGTGACGAGTTCGGCTGCTGGCAGATTGTATGTCATTGGCAACGTCCTGGTTGGCGACGCCGCAGGCGAGGCAGTGACGATCACGCCGCTCATTGAGATTATGAACGGCAAGACCGTTGACAGCTTCACCTTCGAGCGCGAGGACACCGACGATCCTGGCAGCAACGAGTTCCATCTGTATACCGGACTGGGCGTGCAGTCCATGGAGATCACTGTGCCGACCACCGGCATCCTCACTTGGTCTGCCGCCCTGGAAGGCAAGAAACCAACGTCCGCGACAGGAACTTCATCTGGTGGTTCGGATAACGCGCAGACCACCAACTCACCCATGGCCGCCGCTGATGTGCAGCAGTTCTGGGAAGGCGACACGCTCATCGGCTCGATCAGCGGCGCAACGCACGGGAACGCGCATGAGTGGTACGAGAACCCGTTCCAGCTTCTCGACTTCAGCGTGTCGATCACGCCGAATCTGCGTGCTCGCAAGACCATTGGCAACATCGGCCCGTCAGCACTTCCTGGGCGTGGCGACATCAACGTCACTGGCTCGTTTCGTTGCTACTACAACAGCGATGCGGACGGTGGCACATCGACGCGCACCAACAGCACCCTGATCGACAAGGGCTTGGATGACACACGCTCTAGCCTTGCCATCTTCGTCAAGGATGCGGCCAACAACGGCTATGTCATCGACCTGCCGCGTGTGCAGTTCACCAGCGTCAGCAGGACCACCCCTGGCAAGAGCGACGATGTGATTGCTGAAGTCGAGTTTCAGGCGTATCGCAACGACCTAGACTTCAATTTCAACAGCGAGGTTGATGGCGCAACCATCAGGATCGCACGCGGACCGAATCTCTAACCGAAACCATGGAGGACAGACATGGCACGACTGAATCGAATAGCGACAGACACGGCAAAGGCAGCAGAGGGCCAATGGGTCGAGTTCTGCCCAGCGCAAGGCGAGGGCGATCGTGCGCTTGAGTTGAAGATTGCACGCATCGGCAACCCGGCATACACGCAACGGCTTCAGGAGTTGGTGCGACCGCACAGGCGCAAGGTTCGCATGGGGTTCGACGATGACCTGGAGAAGTTCGTCAAGGTTGCCGTCGCCGAGAATTGCCTTGTCGATTGGCGTGGCCTCGACGACGACAGCGGCAAGCCAATCAAGTACAGCAAGGAGAAGTCAGTCGAGATCCTGACGAATCCAAAGTACAGCGACCTGTTCGACTTCGTGATGGATGTCGGCGGGGATGCAGCTGTATATCGCGAAGAAGCGATAACTGCTGCGGCGGGAAACTCACGAAGCTCCTCGACTGGATCATCCACTTCGGCAAAGACGAGGAGCGATGGGAAGAACTAGAGCGTGCAGGCAAGCGCAGCCCGCTGCGGAACAAGCCAGAGCTATCGGTCGATCTGGTGATCTACTGGCAATGCTTCACCGAGCTAGACAGCAGTCGCAGCAGCGGCATGGAAGCGAACCCGATTCAGCCAGACTATCTGCTGACATGGTGCAAGCTGCGGCAGATCGACGACGCACAACTGATCGAGGACATCTGGTGCGTTGTTCATCTGGTTGACCTTCACCGTATGCGCGAGATGAGAGAGTCCAGCAGCCAATCCGATAAGCCCAAGACCAATGCCAACCCTAGCCGTAGGAATTGACGCACGCCAAGCGACGATCGGAGCCGCGCAGGCGAAGAAGGCTATCAAGTCGGTTCGTACCGAGACCAAGCAGCTAGATCTAGCACAGAAGAAGCTAGCCTTGCAGATGAGGGCGACCGGGAAGGCTGCAAAGGCTGGCGGCATGGGTATGCGCGGCATGATGGGCGGGATGCTCGGCATCGTTGGCATCATGAAGATGGTGCAGGGATGGTCGAAGTTCGACACGTCGATGCGCCGGATCCAAGGAGTGCTTGGCGGCAGCGATGGCGTCGAGGCGCAGATGAAGGCTCTGTCGTCAACTGCACGCCAGCTTGGCGCGACGACATCGTTCACAGCATCGGAAGCCGCTGACAGCATGTTGATGCTGTCCCGCGCAGGCATGAGTTCGGGCGAGGTCATTGCAGCAACGGGCGCGGTGCTGGACTTGGCGAAGGTTGCGGCCATCGGTCTTCAGCAAGCTGCAACGCTGACAGCCGACTCGCTCAAGCAGTTCGGCATGGATGCCAGCCGTGCCCGCGAGGCTGCCGACACGTTGGCGTTCGCGTCCAACAACGCCAACACCGACATCACGCAACTCGGCGAAGGCTTGAAGATGGCAGGCCCAATCGCAGCGGCTGCTGGCATGTCGTTAGCCGACACGTCTGTCGTGCTCGGTGTGCTTGCCGACAACGGCCTCAAGGCAACGCTCGGCGGCACAGGCATCCGAGCCATGCTTGCATCACTGGGCGATCCATCAACCGAGGCAGCGGCTGCACTGGAGAGGCTCGGCATCGACGTGGACACGCTCGGCGACAAGATCCAGACGCAAGGTGGTCTTCGCGAGATCATGGCGAAGCTCGGCCCTGACATCATGGGCATGACTGATGCCATTCGCATCTTCTCAAGACGTGGCGCAGCTGCTGCGTTGATCATGGGCAAGAGCACCAAGAAGTGGAAGGAGTTCGACGCGGCAATGAAGAACAGCGAGGGCACTGTCCGCAACAGCGCGAAACTGATCGAGGAAGGTCTTGGCGATGCATTCAAGCAACTGGTTTCGGCAGTGTCCGAAGCAAGCCTTGCATTGGGTGAGGGTGGGCTCGGCGATGCGCTCAAGGCAGCCATCCATTGGTTGACCGAAGGCGTTCGCGCACTCACAGACTGGAGTGTCGGCATGACGAAGGCAGGTGCATCGGCTGCGCTGTTCATCGGCACGCTTGGCGTGGCAGGGATCGCCGGGGCACTCGCCAAACTGCGCCTTGCTTTCTTGGCTGCGAAAGTCGCTGCCGGTGGGTTCTTCGCATTGCTCGCCGCGCATCCAATCATGCTGGCGGTCACTGCAATCGTCACGCTCGGCGCGGCCATGATCACATTCTCCAGCGATGCGGCATTCGCATCGAAGGAGCTTGTCGAGTTCAATAAGACGCTCAAAGGAATGAGCGACACACTGGACAGTGTGACGAGGTCATGGGACGCAGCCGTTCGCTTCAAGAATGTAAATGATCAGATAAAGGCAATGTCTGCCTTGAAAGCCAAGGTGATGGAGGTCGGCGAAGCCAGTGTCGCGATGGCGAAGGCCGGAGGAATGATCACTGTGACAGGCCGCAAGGCTGACCCTGGTGCACAGTTTGCACCTATACGAAAGGCTGTGGCTGCTATAATGGGCGTCGAAGGCTTCGGCACGAGGAGGGCTGG